CGCGACCACCGAGGACATTCAGACTCTCGACGCCCGGTGGTTCGAGCGCTGGGAGACGGAGCAACCGCTCGCGGACAAGTACGCCGGGTACTACCAGGGCCGCGTGTCTGCCGTTGCTCAGTGCCGGGAGGAGTTGCGCCGCCTGCTCGCCACGGACCGCACCCGCCCCACCGACACCCTCGACGGCCCCCGATGAGCACCGCACACCCCTGGCCCAACTCCAAGTACCTCAACCCGCCACCCCGCTACACCTCCTGCTGGAGGTGCGGCATCCGAACCACCCCCGACACCAAGCAACGCGCCTGCCGCGACTGCCTCTCCCTCCTCGCCATAGCCAGCGAGCGCGACGTGTGGGCCACCGACTGACCCACACCCACAGACCGTCAGCCCCAGGACCGCCCACCCCCGGCACCTGGGGCTGACGCACGCCCGCCCACAGGTACCATCGGCCCTATACGCGAAGCACCCCTACACACGGAGGCCCCTGGACGTGGCTGACGACGCCGACACCGACACGACCCCGCAGGAAAGCGAGAAGCCTCGCGGGCAGCGCGGACGAGGCCCCACAGCCGCCCGCCGCGAACGCATGGCCCGCGCACTCCGCCTCCGCGAGGACGGCGCCTCGTACGACCAGATCGCCAAGACGACGAAGGTGTCCCGCCGCCAGGCCTGGCTCGACGTGCAGGACGCCCTCAAGGAGGTCACGAGGGAGCCTGCCGAGGAGGTGCTGAAACTCGAACTGGCACGCCTCGACATGCTGTTCCTCACGGCGATGGCCCGCGTCCGCGAGGACCGCAACCTCAAGGCCATCGACACCGCGCTCCGCATCATGGACCGCCGCTCCCGCTACCTCGGCCTCGACAAGGCCGTCACCGACGACGGCACGAAGGCTGTCGGCACCCTGCTGGAGCGCCTGATCCAAGGCTCCGAGAACGCCGACCCGACCGACCCCGCAACGACCCCTGGAGAGGACCAGCCCGCATGAGCAACGACGCGCTCGCCATCGAGTACGTGCCCGCCGACGCCGTACAGCGACACCCCGACAACCCGCGCCAGGGCGACGTGGGAGCCATCCACACCAGCATCACGAAGAACGGCGTCTACCGGCCCCTGATCGTCCAGCGCTCCACCGGCTACATCCTCGCCGGGAACCACACCTACGAGGCCATGCTCTACTCCGACATGGACGAGGTGCCCGTGGTCTACCGCGACGTGGACGACGAGACCGCCCGCCGCATCATGCTGGCCGACAACCGCACCGCTGACCTCGGTGACTACGACAACGCCGTGCTCGCTGACCTCCTCCAGTCCCTCCCGGACCTCGACGGCACCGGCTACGACGGCGACGACCTGGACGACCTCCTCACCTCCCTGGCCGAGAAGGACGAGGAGGACCGCGAGGGCTGGTACACCGACAAGGTGACCGTGCCGCAGTACGAGATCGTCGGGGAGCAGCCGACGCTGGACGAACTCTGGGACGACACCAAGACCCGGGAACTCATCGACACCATCGACCGCACCCCCGACCTCCCGGACGACGTAGCCGACTTCCTCCGGCACGCAGCGCACCGCCACACCGTGTTCAACTACCGGAAGGTGGCCGAGTATTACCCGCACGCCCCCGCGACGGTGCAGCGGCTCATGGAGCAGTCCGCGCTCGTGATCGTGGACCTGGACGACGCCATCCGGTTCGGCTTCACCAAGTTCCACGAGACCCTCGCGGAGCAGCAGTGGGAGGCCGAGCAGGACGGAGCAGTCGAGTGACCGCCCCCGATGGCTTCGCCGCCCTCATCCTCACGCACGGACGCCCCGACCGCGTGTTCACCCACCGCTTCCTCCGCAAGCACGGCTACACCGGCCCCATCCACCTGGTCATTGACGACGAGGACGAGACCGGGGACGAGTACCGCGCCGAGTACGGCGAGGAGCACGTCCACGTGTTCTCGAAGGATCAGATCCAGGAGACCTTCGACACCGCCGACACCTCGACCGACCGCCGCACCATCGTCTACGCCCGCAACGCTTCCTTCGACATCGCCCGCTCGCTGGGGCTGCGGTACTTCATCCAGTTGGACGACGACTACGACTGGTTCGGGTACCGCTTCCTCCGGATGGATCAGACCGCAGGCTCGACGCCCGTCAGCGACCTCGACGCCCTGTTCCAGGCGATGATCGACCTACTGGAGGACACCGGGGCCGCCACGGTCGCCATGTCGCAGGGCGGGGACCACATCGGGGGCGGGGCTGGCCCGATGGCGAAGGGCAAGGTCCTCCGCAAGGCCATGAACTCGTTCGTGTTCCGCACGGACCGCCCGGTCGAGTTCCTGGGCCGCATCAACGAGGACGTGAACACCTACGTCACGCACGGCTCCCGAGGCGCCCTGTTCTTCACCTCGCTGGGCATCCAACTGCACCAGAAGCAGACGCAGAGCAACGCGGGAGGGATGACCGACATCTACCTCGCGTCGGGGACCTACCTCAAGTCGTTCTACACCGTGATGATGGCGCCCTCGTGCGTCAAGGTGGGCCGCATGGGGCCGGTGGCTGAACGGTTCCACCACCATGTGCTGTGGGACCAGGCCGTCCCCAAGATCATCTCGGACCGCTACCGGAAGGGCTGACCCCGTTGGCGCTCTCGACCCGCCAACTCGGCTTCATCAAGGACGAGTCCTCGGTGAAGATCGCGCACGGCTCGATCCGGTCCTCCAAGACGACCGCGCAGATCATCGACTGGCTCCGGTGGATACCGAACGCCCCACCGGGGCCGCTCGCTGTCGTCGGCAGGACGAAGGACACCGTAGGCCGCAACGTCCTGGAAGTCATCGAGCAACTGGACCCCCGCGCGATCCGCTGGAGGCCCGGCGCCCCGACCGCCGTCATCATGGGCCGCCGCCACCACGTCCTCGGCGCGAACGACCAGCAGAGCGAGACGAAGGTCCGAGGCCTCACCCTCGCGGGCGCCCTCGTGGACGAGGTGACGGTCCTGCCCGAGTCCATGTTCGTCACCCTGCTGGGCCGCCTCTCGGTGACCGGGGCACGGCTGATCGGCACGACCAACCCGGACTCCCCGAACCACTGGCTCAAGACGAAGTACCTCGACCGCGCTGCCGACCTCGGCTGGTCCGTCTGGCACTTCACGATGCGGGACAACCCTGGCCTGTCCGCCGAGTACATCGACCGGATGGAGCGGGAGTACACCGGCCTCTACTACCGGCGCTTCATCCTGGGCGAGTGGGTGGCTGCCGAGGGCGCGATCCTCGACCGCTGGGACCCCGACACGATGGTCGTGCCCTGGGCCGACATGCCGCCGATGCTCCGCTACGTGGCCGTGGGGATCGACTACGGCACGACGAACCCGTCCGCCGCTGTGCTGGTGGGGCAGGACCGCCTCGGGCGCTACTGGCTCGTGGACGAGTTCCGCCACGACCCCGGCCAGGCTCCCGGCTCGCGCCTGACCGACGCCGCCCTGTCGAAGCGCATGATCCGGTGGCTGCTGGACGAGCACCACCCGGCCCCCACCGAGCCGGTCATCCCGTCCGTGGTGGCTGACCCCGCCGCCGCCTCATTCCGCGTGCAGATGGCGCAGGACGGCATCAGGACGAGGCCCGCGAACAACGAGGTCCTGACCGGCATCCAGCACATGGCCTCCCTGATCGGCAAGGACATGCTGCGGGTCTCGGACCGCTGCAAGGGCTTCATCCAGGAGGCCCCCGGCTACTCGTGGGACAAGAAGGCGACCGAGAAGGGGCACGACGCCCCGGTGGCCGTGGCCGATCACTCGCTGGACGCTGCGCGGTACGCTCTCATGGAGGACTACGACCCGACGAGCGCCAGCGGAATCACTGGACTCGACTAGCAGGAGGTGTGGCGCGTGCCAGTCGCAGACGTGGTGACCGCTATCGAACAGCACATGGAGCGCCGCGAGGACATCATCCTCGCACGCGACTACGACGAGGGCCGCCACCGGTACACGTTCGCCTCGGCCACCTTCCTCCGCAAGTACAAGTGGGTCATCGAGAACAGCCGAGAGAACCTGTGCCCCGCCGTCATCCGCGCGTTCTCCGACGGGGTGAGCATCGCCGGGTGGACCGGGGCCGGGATGGACGAAGCCACCGAGACGTTCCACGACCGCGCGCTGGGACTCGTCAAGGTGCAGAACCTCGTCAACCGCGAGACGTTCCGCACCGGGGACGCCTACGCGCTCGTGTGGCCCAACGCCCGCGAGGAAGATCGCGTGTGGTACCACCGCGCCGACCAGGCTGTGCCGATGGCCGACCCCGACGACCCCTCCCGGCTGCTGTGGGTCGCCAAGTTGTGGACCAGCCGAGGGCATGGCCGCGTCAACGTCTACTACGCCGACCGGGTGGAGCGCTGGATCACCGCCAGCCCGGTCCTCGTGGACGCCGCCAAGCACCTCCCGCAGTGGCCGACCGACCCGACCGCCTGGCAGCCCTTCACCTACGACGACGAGGGCGAGACCCTGGCGAACCCGTACGAGCGGGTGCCCTGGGCATGGTGGACCTACGACGCCACGGAGCAGGGAGGCCACGGACGCTCGATCCTCCGGGACGTGATCCCGCTCCAGGACGCGCTCAACAAGTCGGTGGCCGACCTGATCGTTGCGGAGGAGGCCATCAGCAACCCGCTCCGCGCGATCCTGAACTACGAGGCGAAGCAGAAGATCAACCCGCGCTCCGGCGAGGTGGAGGAGGAGCGGATCGAGTTCGATGAGACCCGCAACCGCCTCCTCGGCATCCCCGGCGAGGGGCCGCTGGTCCAGTTGGACGCCGTGGACCCCTCCGGCCTGCTCCAGGTGCAGGACGCGTTCGCGTTGAAGATCGCCCGCACGCTGGGCATCCCGGCCTACTACTTCACCGAGATGAGCGGCGACGTGCCCTCCGGCGAGTCGCTGCGGGTGCTGTCCGCTCGCCGCACCGCCGCGCTCCGGGACTTCCAGCAGGACGCGACGGGGCCGTGGCAGGACATCATGGGGCTGCTGGGCATCGAGGAGACCGAGCCGGTGTGGAGCGACGTGGCACCGCAGACCGAGCAGGAGCGCCAGGAGGGCGCGAAGGTCCGGCAGGACCTCGGCTACCCGCTGGAGGAGACCATGCGGTTCCTCGGGGAGGACGAGGAGACCAGGCTGCGTGTCCACGAGGAGCGGGCCAAGGAGGAGCGGGCACAGGCCGCCGCCGCCCGCGAGTCGCTGGAGGCGTGGCGCCGGGGCGAGGACCCGGCGCGGGTGCTCCGGTGAGGATCATCGTCCACACGTCGTCCCTCGCAGCGGGGGCGATAGTGGACGGCCTCACCAGGGTCGAGGTCGAGAACATCCTCGGTGACTGGATGAGCGGCAAGACGCTGGGCATACCCGCCCCCTGGGGGACCATGTACCTCCACCCGGCGCACGTGGTCCGGCTGGACGTGATCGGAGACGACGAGGCGTGGTGAACCGTGCGACCCTCCGCGTCGAGGGCGAACTGCAAGCCTTCCTGAGCGAGGTACTCGATGGGCAGACCCGACAGATCGTGGAGGCATGGGGGACCGCCTGGGACCGGGCGCAGGCCGAACTCGACGCGGCACTCCTCGAACTGGCCTCCACTGCCGAGGACCGGATCACCCGGACGATGGTCCTCCGCTCCAGCAGGGCGCAGGCGGGCCTGGCATCCCTGGCGGAGGCCCTGGAGATAGCCGCGATGCAGACCGGGCAGACGATCAGCGCCGACCTCCAGCGGGTGATCCACGAGGCCGCGACCGCCGAGTACGACATGCTCGCCACGCAGACCGGGCCGCGCCGGGGCGTCCTCGTGGCTGACCTCACCCGCGCCGACCCCGCGCAGGTCGCCATGATGGTGGAGCGCGCGACGCAGCAGATCACCTCGCTGGCCCTCCCGGTCGCTGCCGAGACCGCCGCCGTCATCCGGGGCGAACTCCTCCGGGGCATCACCGTGGGGAGCAACCCGCGCGAGGCCGCCCGCCGCATGGTCCGGGCCGCCGAGGACAAGGTGAACTTCGGTCTCTCCCGCGCGCTCACGATCAGCCGCACCGAGATGCTGGACGCCACCCGCGCCGCCGCGCAGCACGTGGACGAGCGGAACTCCTCCGTCGTCACCGGCTGGACGTGGGTGGCCGCCCTCACCTCTCGCACCTGCCCGGCCTGCCTGTCGATGCACGGTCGCGTGTTCCCGGTGGAGGAGCCGGGGCCGCTGGGCCATCAGCAGTGTCGGTGCGCCAGGGTGCCCATCACGAAGTCGTGGAGGGACCTCGGCATCGACCTGCCGGACACGCCCCGCGCGGTGCCGGACGCCGAGGCGTTCTTCCGTGGCCTGCCTGAGTCGAAGCAGGTCGCCATCCTGGGGCCGCAGCGCCACGAGGCATGGGTGCGCGGCGACTACCCGATGGAGCGGTGGGCGACACGCCGGAGCAACGAGGGCTGGCGCGACTCCTACGTGATGACCAAGGCGCCAGCCGCCTGACCCACACCCCGGCCCGTTTACTGCGGGGAGTCGGCGGAATACGGCAGGATGGTGGGTGCGGGCCGCCACCCCTGGGCGGACCCCTGGACCCCGACAGGACGGAGCAGGACGATGAGCAAGAAGTCCACCGAGACCGAGCAGGCCCCGGAGCCTGGTACGGTTACGACCGAGACGCAGAACGGCAAGACCGCCGACACCCAGCCAGGAGGCGCGACGCCTCCGAACTCGGAGCAGACCGCGATGGGAAGCACCGAGGGCCAGGACCAGATCGGGGACGCCGGGAAGCGCGCCATCCAGAGCGAGCGCGAGGCTCGTGAGGAGGCGGAGGAGCAGGCTCGCATCGCTGCTGCCGAACTGACGGCCTTCAAGGACGCGCTCGCCAAGGCCCTCGGCTTCAAGGACGACACGGAGACCGACCCCAAGGCGCTCACGTCGCAGTTGGCCGAGCGCGACAAGGACCTCGCCCGCACGCGGGCCGAGAACGCCGTGCTCCGTGCCGGTTCCGGCATCGCAGACCTCGACCTCCTCCTCGACTCCAAGCGGTTCACCGACACGCTGGAGTCTCTCGACGTGTCCGACACCGCGAAGGTGAAGGCCCACATCGAGAAGTGGGTCGAGGACAACCCGCAGTACCGACTCGGCAAGGTCGTGCCCGGTGCCCGCGACGCGGGAGCAGGACGCGGCAAGGAGTCCCTGCCCGAGCCGCCGCCCGGCGCCGCTCGCATGGCGCAGGGCTTCGAGGCTGAACTGAACAAGTAGCGCCGCCCCAGGGCGGCACCGACAAGGAAAGGATGGTGACCGGCGATGGCCGTCACTCTCGCCCAGGCTGCCGCCCTGGAGGCCAGCCCGATCCGGCGTGGCGCGCTGGAGACCGCTGTGCAGGTCTCCAACGTGTGGGACCGGCTGCCCTTCGAGTCCATCGAGGGCAACGCCTACGCCTACGACAAGGACAAGGTGCTGCCGGGGACCGCGTTCCGCACGGTCAACGAGGCCTACGTCGAGTCCACCGGCGTCATCAACCAGGACACCGAGCGACTGGTCATCCTCGGTGGCGACGCCGACGTGGACCAGTTCATCGAGAAGACCATGCAGTCCTCGCGCGGGGTGCTCATGGCCGACCAGGTGCGGATGAAGTTGGAGTCGGCGCAGGCCACCTACGTGGACGCCATGTTCAACGGCAACGTCGAGGTCAACCCCAAGGGCTTCGACGGCCTCCGCCGCCGCCTGATCGGCTCCCAGGTCCTCGACTCCGAGGCCCCGGCCAACGACGAGGCCTTCCTGGACGAACTCGACGCGCTGTTCGGCCAGGTCGGTGGCGGTGGCCCCGACGTGGTGTACGGCCCCAAGGAGATCATCGCCCGCCTCAAGTCCCTGGGCCGCAAGGTCGGGGGCGCCGAGTACATCACGAGCGAGATCACCGGCAAGCGGGAGTTCACCTGGAACGGCGTCCCGTTCCTCGACCCCGGCGAGCACTGGAGCGGGCGTCGCATCCTGCCCTACGACCCCACCGATGGCGGTGACCTGTACGCGGTGAAGATCGCGTCCGGCATCGGCTCCGTGGGCGTCCTGGGCATCACGAACGGCGGGATGGACGTGCGGTACCTGGGCGAACTCCAGGAGAAGCCTGCCGTCCGGACCCGCATCGAGTTCTACACCGGCATGGCGGTCCAGGGCGGCCAGGCCGCCGCTCGCCTCCGCGCCGTCCGCACCCGCTGAGAGGAGTAGGAACGATGGCACGACCCAAGACCACGCGCCTGTCCGAGGACATCACGGCGCCGCAGCCCACCGACCCCGGTGACGCTCCCGCCGACACCTGGGACGAGGGCGAACTGGCGACCTCCGTCCGCCCGGACAAGGCCGCTGCCGCCGCCGAGGGGCACCTGACCGTCAACGCGGTGGTGCCCGCTGGCCGCGTCCCCGACCGGACGCCGACCGGCACCCGGACCGAGACCGCGACGTTCTACGGCCCGGACGGTGTGACGCCCATCGAGGTGACGCACAACTACGACACCGGCCAGACCGAGGTCCCCGAGGAGCCGCCCGCAGGTGGCGACGAGGGCGGCGACGGTGGGGCCGAGTAACCGATGAGGACCGAGGGGAGTGCTGGACAGATGGACCGCGAGCAGGTGCGCGAGTGGCTGACTCGCGTCACGTCGGCCAGCACTCCCCCGACCCTCACGGAGGAGGACATCGAGGACGCCCTCGACGCCTCCCGCATCGTGGACCTGGAGGGCCGCGCCCCGGTCGCTCCCGGCTACGTGGAGACCTTCGACCGGAACTATGCCGCCGCGCTGCTGTTCGACCTCAAGGCCGACCTCGCGATGGCGGGGGACACCGGGGGGCTGGAGTCGTTCTCGTCTGAGGGGACCTCGTTCAAGCGCCGTGAGGGCACGTCGGCTGCCGGGTTCCGGTCGCTCGCCGTGGCCTACCGTGGCCGCTCCAGCGTGGCGACCTCCTCCGGGATCAGCGTCATCAACCTGGAGCCGCAGGACGCCTTCGTGCCGCGCTCGCTGGGCCGGAGGATGACGTGAGCCACCTGACCGAGGAGGAACTGGCGGAGGCCCGCGCGCTCGCCGCGACGACCCACGACTGCGAGGTGGTGGCCCGGACGCCGGGGACCGCTGGCGGCTGGGACCCTGAGCATGGCGCCCTGCCCGCGCAGCCTGGCGAGACGCTGTACGGCGGCATGGGGCGGGTGCAGGCCGTCCGGGGTACCTCCGGTGCTGTGGACGCTGCCGGGCAGCCTGTCGTCGTCAGGGCGTACAAGATCGGGCTGCCGTGGGACGCCCCGGACCTGCCGAAGGGCACCCTCGTGGAGGTCCGGAGCCACCCGCGCGATCCGCTGCTCGTGGGCAAGGTCCTCACGGTCCAGCAGGTGACCTACGGGGACCCCGGCATCGAGCGCACCGTGTACGCCGACCTCGACCTCGCGAACCAGGGAGGAGGAGACCAGTGAGCATCACCTTCGACATGAACGAGGTCCAGCAGTTCGCTGTGGACCTGGGCCGCGCCGGGTACGCCGCCGAGGCTGGAGCGCGCGCCGTGGTCGAGAAGTCGGCCTACGACCTCCGCGCCGAGGCGCAGTACGAGGCCCCGGTGGACACCGGCTTCCTCCGCTCCAGCATCAGCGCGTCCGTGAACGGGCTGGAGGCCGAGGTCGGGCCGACCGCCGACTATGCGTTCTACGTCGAGCACGGCACGTCCCGGATGCCTGGGCAGCCGTTCCTGTTCCCGGCGCTGGACCGGATCACGCCGACGTTCGAGGCCGCGATGGCACAGGTCCTCACCCAGGAGTTGACGTGACCTCGCCCGCGACCCTGCACGCGCTCGTCCTGGACCGCCTCGCGGGGCTGCCCACGGTGGCCGTCTACGACTCCGAGGTGGGCCGCCTGCCTGACGGTGGCCGCCAGAAGCCGAAGACGGACGCTGACGGGCGCGTCTACCCGTACGCGGTGCTGTGGCCCTCCCCCGGCTGGGTCCCCGGCGCAGGGCGGGACCTGGAGCACGACGCGGGAGGCAGCCTCGTGTGGGACGCCCGCGTCACCGTCGCCTCCGGATCCCCGACCTGGACCCTCAACGCTGTGCCACTGGTGCGTGCGCGGCTGGACAACTGGCCGATCCTGGCCGGGAACCGGCTCGCCGCCCTGGAGGGCACCACCGACGTGGCTCCCGACCGGGACACGTCGCCCCCGCGCTGGTTCGTGCCGCTCACGTTCCGCGTCCACGTGTAACTCCGAAGGAAGGAAGGAAAGTCATGGCCAAGATGGTCAAGGCCTGGAACAAGCGGACTGGCGAGCCGCTGCCGAACCCGGTCCCGCAGTCCTGGCTCGACAAGGGGCTGTTCCCGAACCTCGCGGCCTCCGCCTCCGCCGCCTCCCGCGCCGCCAGCGCCGAGGGGGAGGGCGAGAAGCAGGAGACCGCCGCCACCACGTCCGGGCGGAAGTCCGGCACCGACAAGACCAAGGAGGCCTGAGCCATGCGACCGCGTTCCCTGTTCGAGGGCAACATCCGGGTCGAGGCGCTGTCCGTCGCCCCGGCTGACATCCACGCCCTCACCCTCACCGAACTGGAGGACGGCGTCCGGCTGTCCAAGGCGCTCATGCGGAACGGCTACCGCCTGACGCCCTCCGGCTCCGACACGATTGACGAGCCGGGGCTGGAGGAGACCGGGAACACCGGTTCCTACGGCGCCTCGAACTACGAGGTCAACCTCCCGCTGTTCCGCTTCCTGGACGACTCCGGCCTGTCGGACGAGGAGCAGGACATCGCCTACAACCTGTTCACCGGGAAGGGCGTCCAGGTGTGGCTCGCGGAGCGCATCGGCCCGCCCGCCAGCAAGCCGTGGGAGGCCGGGGACCCGTACAGCCTGTACCCGATCATCGCGGACGACCCGCAGCAGCCCGCAGACCTGACGGGCTACGTCAAGTTCGTGCAGCCCGCTCGCGTCTCCGGGCAGGTGGCGCTGCGGGGCGAGGTCGTGGCCGCCGCTGGGGGCTGACCGCATAGGCTGGCCGTGGTCCGGTGATCGTCCAGGGGCACCGGACCACGGCCACTCCGCCACCTCCCTGGACACCCCTGGAAACACCCTGGACACCGAAGGAGAACAGCCGTGAAGGACGAGACGCAGCCCGAGGAGCAGCACGAGCCGAACCTCCCGCCCCCGGAGGACTTCGACCTCGACGCCTGGATGAGCGGAGTGCGGTCCACCGTCCGCTCCGTCACCATCTACCAGCGCGGTGACCTCCTCGCAGAAATCGAGGACATCGAGCGCCGCCTCCAGTTGGCCGAGGCGCCCGACGCCGCCGAGTTCGGGATCGAGGACGACGGGGGAGGCCCCGAGGCTCTGAACGACCGCCTCGACGCCCTGTACCGGACGCTGCTCGACTCCGGCGTGACCTTCAAGGTCGAGGCCCGCTCGAACGACTGGCTGGACGACATCTACAACTCCGTCACCCAGGCCAGCGAGGGCCGCTCCCTGACCAAGGAGGAGCGGCTCGCGGTAGCGAACAAGCGCCAGTTGGCCGGAGCCATCATCCAGCCGCAGGGCGTGACCTACGAGCACCTGGACCGGCTGGAGAAGGTCAGCGGGGCGCAGTACCGCAAGTTGCTCGCCGCGTTCTTCCAGGCGAACTCTGCGGCCCCGGTGGTGACGGCCCCTACCTCGCCCGCGTCCTCCGCTCGCCACGGTGGGCGCGGGCGCAGGTAGACCTACGCACGGCGAGGGCGTGGGGATGGCCACCGACGAGGTTCTGGGGACGGGAGTCCGACCGGATCACGAACACGGACCTCATCGCCGCCCGCGCCCTCACGCTGCTGGAGGACCAGCGCTGCACCTGCGGGTGTGGCGGGTGGGCCGACGAGTGCCTCAACCCGGACCTCCAGGATGCGTGGGAGCCAGCCGTAGGCATCGCCTGGCGGGATGCCGCGCTGGCCCAGGGCCGGGAGCACTTCAAGGACGAACTCAAGGAACCAGGCGCGTACCTGTACCTCAAGGACACGCGCCGTGACGATGGGTAGGTGAGACGAGGTGGAGCGCTCCCTTCGGGCTATCCTCCGCGCCGAGGTCGGCGGCTATGTCGGCCCCATGCAGGAGGCCGCCAAGGCGACTGAGCAGGTCGGCAGGGCCGCCGAGCAGGCCTCGCAGACCACGGAGCGCTCCACCTCCCGCCAGAGCAGGGCCGCACGGTCGTTCTCCCAGCGGCTCAGCCAGCACGCCAAGGAGAACGAGCAGGCCTGGAGGAACGTCGGCACCGCGATGACGGTGACCGCTGGGGCCGTCACCGCCGTGGGAGTGGCCTCCGCCAACGTCGGTATCCAGTACAACTCCCTGCGGCAGACCGCCACGCAGGCCCTCACCGCTGTCACCGGCTCCACACGTGAGGCTGTGGAGCAGATGCGCCGCCTCGATGAGTACGGGTCCACGTCGTGGCTCATGCGGGACTCGCTCATCCGGGCGCAGCAGCAGATGACCGGCTTCGGGATCGAGACCTCCAAGGTCATCCCGTACATGGACGCCCTCGCGGAAGGTGTCGCCGCTGCTGGTGGCACCTCGCAGGACTTCGAGGAACTGGCCCGGATCATGGGGCAGGTCAACTCGCAGGGCAAGTTCACGGCTGAGACCTTCAACCAGTTCGGCATCCGGGGCATCGACGCCGCGAAGATGATCGCGGACGCGATGGGCACGACGGCTGGCCGGGTCCGGGAGGACATCACCGCTGGCGCTATCGACGCCGGGGACGCCCTCGACGCCCTCGCGCAGGGTCTCGTGATGAACTTCGAGGGATCGTCGGACCTCGTGCGCAACACCTTCCAGGGCGCCGTCGATGACGTGTCCGCTGCCTGGCGTGACCTGTGGGCCATCATCACGACGCCGCTCGTGGACCCCGAGGGCGGAGGCCTCCTCGTGGACCTCCTGGGCGGCCTCTCCGACCTCCTGTTCTGGCTCCGGGACCTCCCGGACCCGCTGCTCCAGGTCGTCGGCCTCCTCGGCGCTCTCGGTACCGCTGCGGTGGGTGCCGGTGGCGCCTTCCTGCTGCTCTACCCCAGGGTCATGGAGACCTGGAACCACCTCGGCAACATGGGCCGCGTCGGGCGCCGCGCGCAGGACGCGATCCGAGGGATCGGTCCCGCCGCTGGCCGCGCTGCCGTCTCGATGGGCAAGTTCGCCGCCGCCGCTGGTATGGCCTACGGCGCCCTCGTGGGCGGGCAGAGGATCGCTGGCGCCATCGCCGGATTCAACGACACCGCCGTCTCCGTGGACCTCCTCACCTCGCGCTTCAATGCCCTCGGCGACGAGATGAGCGGCTACGACGCGATCCTGGCCGACCTCGACCTCGGCAGCGCCAAGTTCCAGGACCTCCAGAGCACCGTCGAGAACCTGGCCGACCTCAGCGGCCTCGACCGCTTCCTGCACAACATGGGACTGGCCGCCGACCGGAGCCACGTCGCCGCCGAGGGCCTGGAGCAAGCGGGCGTCGCCCTCCGGATGATGGCCGAGGAGGACTTCGCCGCCGCCACCGACGCCGTCCGCGACTTGGCGATGGAGGCTGGCGGGACCGACCAGGCCGCGCTCGACCTCCTCGAGACCATGCCCGCCTTCCGGGACCACCTGGAGGCGATGGCCCTCGACGCGGGGCTGGCCGGTGAGGAGTTCGAGATTCTGCGGCTCGCGATGGGCCACCTCCCGCCCGAGGTCGAGGCCGCCACCGCCGCCACGTCGGAGTTCGAGGGCGCGCTCGCTGACCTCGCAGAGGGGCAGGCCAGGGCGAATGAGGAGTACCACGAGTGGATCGACGCGATGGGGCAGGCCGCTGCCTCGTTCGGCGGGGTGGTGGACGGCTACAACGCCATCGCGGAGGCCGCTGACTCCGGTACCGCCTCGATGTCTGAGTGGATCGAGCAGATGCGGGAGCAGCGCGAGGCTGTCGAGGCCTGGCGGGAGAACACGCTCGAAGCGTCTGAGCAGATCCGTAACGACCTCCCCGAGGACATGCAGGTCGCGGGGGAGGCCTTCGTCAACGAGATGGTCCTGGCGGGGGAGGAGGGTGCACAGGCGCTCCAGACCTTCGTGGACGGCACGCCGGAGCAGCGCCGCCAGTTGATCGAGGAGTGGCAGGGGACTGGCTGGGACGTGGGTGTCCTGTTCGCCCAGGAACTGACCTCGGCGCCTGACGGCGAGGTCGGCGCCGACATGTTCCCGGCAGAGGAGGCCCTGGGCGCCTTCCTGGGCGCTGTGGCGAACTCGGAGGAGTTCGTCATCGTGAACGGCAACCCGGTGCCCGCCGAGAACGTCCTCGCCGCCGTCCGGAACCTCATCCTCACCACCGAGGAGCCGGTCAGCATCGACGGAAACGACGCCCCGGCGAACGAGGTGCTCGACGCCCTGATGACGGCCATCCGGAACGAGGAGGAGGACGTTGTCATCAACGGTAACCGGGTGCCCGCCGACCAGGTGGTCACCGAGTTGATGTCGTGGGTCCGCCGCCAGCAGGCTTCCGTGAAGGTGGACGCCGACACGTCGGAGGCGATGACTCGCCTCGGGGCGCTCGACCGGACCCTGAACAGCATCGACGGGCGCCAGGTCCGCGCCTCCGTGATGATCGCGCAGGGCATGGACGCCGCCGTCGCATCGGGTGGCTACATGGGCGACTTCCTCGCTGGAGGGGGCCGCCCACGGAAGCGGTACACGATGGGCGGCGAGGTGTTCGGCCCCGGCACGCCCACCTCGGACGACGTGCCCGCGATGCTCTCCCGCAAGGAGTTCGTGCAGCGCGCCGCCGCCGTGGACTACTACGGCGTGGACACCATGTACGCGCTCAACGCCATGCGCATCCCGCGAGAGAATCTACGGATGGCGCTGACTGGCTACCGCGACGGTGGCAGCCCCAGCGTCCGCCCTGGCCCGTCACGGTCGGTCGCGGTGCTCCCACCGCCGCCGACGCCGCGCGCTGGAGTCACCTACGAGGTCCACCTGCACGGCATCCCGGCTGACCAGCCCGACGCCTTCGCGTCCGCCGCCCTGTTCGAGATGCGGCGCTTCGAGAACGACTCCGCCTACGTGAGGACGGTGACCTAATGCGCGATGGACGGTTCGACCTCGACGGGTTCGAGTTCGGCGCTGGCACAGACATCCGGGTGCGGGCGCTGGACACGGGCGCCCGCACCGTGCGCGACGACGACTGGCCGGTGCCCGGTGGGGACGGGACGCTCATGGGCCGCGACTACGTGGACGGCGCCGAGTGGACCTTCGACCTCGTGGTGAAGGGCGGGGGCGGTGCCGCGACCTTCGACCTCGTGGAGGACCTGCGGACAGCGTGGGAGCGGGAGCACGAGCCGGGCGAGTTCTCGGCGCTCCGCTATGGCCTGCCGGGGCGCCGTCGTCGGGTCTACGGCAGGCCGCGACGGTTCGCGCCCACTGGAGCGGCGGTGCGAGAGGGCTGGCACTTCAACCACTACCCGGTGCTCGCCACGTTCGTGCTCGCTGACCCGCTCGTGTACGAGGACGAGGGCCGGGTGCTGGACCTCGCGCTCACGCAGTCGCCGCTGGGAGGCCTGACCCTCCCGGCCCGCCTGCCGTGGACGCTGGGAGGCCGCGATGGGATGCGCGCTGGCGAGGTGACCGTGGGAGGCCGCGCCTCCGTACCGTTCACGCTGACGTTCCACGGCCCCTCGACCGGCTCCGCGTCCGGCTGGTGGGCCGAGGGGCCGGGATGGCGCGTGGACCTCGCAACGACGCTCGCCTGGGACCAGTCCGTGACCATCGACACGCGCGCCGGGACCGTGACCCGCAACGATGGCCTGTCGCTCGCCGGGGCCGCGCGGGGCCGGTTCCTGTCGGCTCGCCTCCGGCCTGGGCCGCAGGAAGTCCGGTGGGGCTGCAACGATGAGACGGGGACAGCCCGCATGGTGCTGGAGCACCGCCCCGCGTTCCACTCGATCTAGCAGGAGGCACAGACATGGGATTCCTCGACCCTTACGCCGTGGACGGCGCGACGATCACCGGGGCGCAGTTGCGCCAGGCGCACTACGAGTCCGTCAAGGGCTTCACCGGCGTGTCCGACGCCGACTCGCTCAAGGTGGTCGCCATCCCCGGCTCGCCTGGAGTCGTCGGCATCCGGCCAGGCAACGGCTCCATCTCCGTGGCCTCCCGCCGCGAGTCCTACCAGGTGACGAACACGGCGATGGACGGTGACGCCCTCATCGACGTACCCCCGGCAGGATCGAGTGGGGCCGCCTACCACGTCATCGTGGAGGTGACCGACCCGCAGTTCGAGGGCGACGAGCCTGCCGTGACGCCGAGGCTCGTGTCCTCGCTCGCTGGCCTGACGAAGCCGCACCTCGTCCTCGCGCGGTTCTCGCTCGCGCCGGGAGCCGGGTTCGACGTGCAGACCCCGGTGGAGGACCTGCGAGTCGTGACTCACCCCGCGCAGCACATGGCTGCCTGGGCCGTCCGCCCGACGACGACGAGCCAGTCCCCGACCGGGAGCGGCTGGCAGGACTTCCAGCGGTTCGCCTCCGCCACGACGATCCCCGAGTGGGCGGGCCGCGTGCTGCTCGACTTCAAGGGCGCCGGGCTGGTCATCCGTAACGCGCTGTGGCACGGATGGTTCCGCATCGCGTTCAAGACGCCTGGCGGGCTGCTCGCCACGGAGCCGGTGACGATCCGCGTGGACGGCTCCCAGGGTGATGACCGGTTCGACATGCTGCTCGGTGACCTCATCGCCGTGCCCGCCGACCGCACCGGCACATCCGAGGTGGTCCTCCAGGTCAACCGCTCCGAGGGCAACGGGCGACTGGAACTGAACCAGGACACGACCCTCCAGTTGACCGCGACGTGGATTCAGGCGGCGCGGTGAGGTGGCTCGCAACCCGGCTGCATGGGGACGGCACCGAGTCCCTGATCGCTGACGAGATTCCGGTGGGACGAGGCCGGGTCCACCGCGCGCTCTCGGGACCGGGAGGAGTGTCCGGCACGGTCGGAGTCGAGGTGCCACGGCTGGCCGGACTGCTGACCGCTGGCACAACCGGGCTGTACTGCCTCACGGACCACGGCACCGTCCTCGGGGGCGGCATCCTCCAGCCCGAGACCGCCAGCGATGGCGGGGTCCTCGCCCTGGACGCTCGCGGCCACTCCGGCTACCTCCGGGGGATGCCGTACGACGACGACAACCAGTGGGTGCAGGTGGACCCCGCCGACCTCATCCGGCACGCCTGGACCTACGTCCAGAGCCTCCCGAACCACGACCTCGGCATGGCCGTGGACTCCACGCGCACCCCGGTGAGGATCGGGGAGGAGGAGCGAGAGGTGGACTTCGAGACCCGCGACGGCGAGCGGGTCGAGTTCACCGCTGGACCGATCAAGTGGAACTACTGGCAGACGCACGACCTCGGTGACGAGGTGGACCGGCTCGCCGTCGAGACCCCGCTGGAGTACGCCACGGAGCACAGGTGGGACCGCGCGCGCTCGACCATGCGACACCGGCTCCGCCTCGGCTACCCGCGTCTCGGGCGCCGCCGCACCGACCTCGCCTTCACCGTGGGCGTGAACGTGGCCGAGCACCCGACAGTTACCGGAGGCGGCTTCGTCTCCCGCGTCCTGGTGGTCGGCGCCGGGGAAGGCTCGGAGGCCCGCAGGGGCATGGCTGTACGGTCCACGACGGCGCTGGGCCGCACCCACGTGGTGATGGACAAGTCACTCACCTCCAACGCGGCCTGCCGGGCGGAGGCGCAGCGACTCCTTGACTGGATGATCGGCAAGGACGAGGTGAGCACGCTGACCGTCCGGGATCACCCGAACGCACCGCTCGGGACCTGGCAGGTCGGGGACGACATCCGGCTGGTGGGGAGCGGCGCCGGGTGGGCCAAGGACCTCGACGTGTGGGTGCGGGTCCTCTCCGACGACCTGGATACCGACAGAGGCCGTGCGACACTGACGGTTACGAGAACGGGCTGAGGAGGACGACGACGGATGGACAACCTGCGGGAACTGGCGTCCCGGCTCGCCGCCCTGTCTGGCGAGGTCGCCTCGATCCGCCGCTCGATGGCGACGCCGCAACTGCCGTACTCCTCCCTGGACGACGCCTCGGTGCCCGAGAAGGATGCCGAAGGCAATGTGGTGTCCCGCTGGGGCAAGCAGGAGGACGGCACGCATGGCGTCGTCGTCTACGACGGTCCCACCCCGCCTGTCCCTGGAGACTTCACCGCCGAAGGTGGCCCGGTGTCCGCCACCGTCACCTGGGGCGGGACCTACGTCAACGACGTGGGACGGCTGGACTTCCACCTCATCGAGGTCTACGCCTCCCGCGAACCGTTCGAGCACATCGAGGACGCGACCCTCGTCGGGGCGATCCCGGACCCGGACGGCGGTGCCGTGACGTTCGCCCGCCCTGTCGGGGACTGGCACATCGGCCTCGTCACCCTGTCCCAGGCGGGGAAGCGCTCGGCGGTCTCCGCGCTCCAGACCGTCACCGCCACCTCTGTGGTGGACCAGGCCATCATGGACGAACTGAACGAGCGGCTGGACGGCCTGGGCGACGACCTGGCCGAGTTGTACAACGAGACGCTGCCCGCGCTGCACTCCCGGCTCGACACCCTGACCGACGAGACCCTGCCCGGCCTGGCCGACCGGCTCGCGGACGCTGAGGGCATCCTCGGGCCGCTGCCCGGCCAGGTAGCCGACGCGGCCGACGCCGCCGCGAACGCCCAGGGCGCCGCCGACGCCGCCGCCGATGCTGCTGCCGCCGCGCAGGCCGAGGCCGAGGCCGCCGAGCAGGCCGCCCTCGACGCGGCCGGGATCGCGGAGGGCAAGGGGCAGACCATCGTGCAGGTGTCCAAGCCCACCGGGAGCCGGGCGCGGCCCGAGAACCTGTGGGTGAGGCTGCCTGACCACAAGGTCCACATCTACGACGGCACGGACTGGATCGCCGCCACCGACCCGGACCTCATCGCTGCCGCTCAGGAGGCCGCCGAAGCGAAGGCCGCTGCCGCCGCCGCCCAGGGCGAGGCCGAGGCCGCCGCCACCCGTGCGGAGGAGGCCCACGACCGGGCCGAGGCGCTGGAAGGCCAGGTCGGCACCCTGCAGGCCGAACTGGCCGCCGCTGAGGCCGCCCTCGCCACCGTGCGGGACGAGACCCTGCCCGCCCTGCAGGCCGACCTGACGACCCTGCAGACCGAGACCATCCCGGACCTGCAGGGCATCGTCGGCCCGCTGCCCGGCCAGATCGCAGACGCCCAGGCCGCCGCCGACGCCGCCCAGGGTCGCGCGGACGCCGCCCATGACGACCTCGCAGACCTCGCGGGCACGGTGGCTGGCAAGTCCGCCCTGCACTACGGCGACGATGAGCCGGACGACACCAACGCCCTGTGGATCAAGACCGGCGTCCCGCACATCTACGTGGACCACGGCGAGGACGCCCACGAGTGGGTCAACCAGGACACCGGCCTGGCCAACTGGTCGCTGTCCGCTGGCGCTGGCGGGTCTGCCGAGTACAAGGATGGCGTCATCATCCTCAAGGGCTACGGGTCCCGCGCGGAGTCGCCGCTCATCCCCGTCGATGGCCCCTCCCGCACTCAGATCCGCGCAGGAGTGCTCGTCAAGATGTTCGGGCGCGCCCCGGGCCGGGAGGACGAGCCCAACGCCCGGGTGCTCCTCGGGTACAGGTGGTTGGACGAGGACGGCGAGCCGACCAACACGACACCGAACCAGTCGGCGTCTGCCCTGTACGTCCGAGAGGGGCAGTGGGAGCAGCAGAACCGGAACCTCGGCGTCAACGACCATATCGCGGCGTTCGGGTTCCGCGTCTCCCTGTCGGACCAGTGGACCGGCGAGGAGGTGCATATCGCTGCGGCCCACATTCACCAGGGGCCGCAATACCCGCTGTTCGACGGCGACACGCCCGGCTTCCAGTGGGACGGCGAGCGGTGGGCTTCGACCTCCTCCTATGCCGGACCCGGCTGGTATCCCGTCAACGACCCCGACGTGCGGGAGGCCGCCGCCCGCGCCCAGGCAGCGCGCGACCAGGCCGACGCCGCCCACGATCGCGCCGAGGCGCTGGAGGGCCAGGTCGGGAGCCTGCAGACCGCCCTCGGTGAGGCTGAGTCCGCCATCGACACGCTGCGCGACGAGACCCTGCCGGGACTGAACGACCGGCTGGACGATGCCGAGTACGACCTGCGGAACTTCTCAGCAGAATGGATAACAGCGGGGACGCTGGACACCGACCGCCTCAACGCCAACGAGGTGGCCGCCGCCGTCGCCTCGTTCATCCGCATCAACGCCGACCAGATCACCGCCGGGCTGATTCAGGGCAGCCAGGTCGAGGCCGAGTCCGTGGCGAGCGCCATCGGCTCATTCCTGCGGCTGAACGCGAACCAGATCACGGCCGGAGAAATCGGCGCGGACCGCATCGACGTGAACGACCTCGCCGCCGCCGTGGCGACCGTCATCCAGTTGAACGCGGACCGCATCACCGCCGGGGAGATTGGGGCCGCCCGGATCAACGTCACCGAACTGGCCGTGTCCCTGGCCACCGTGCTGTCGCTGGACGCCGGGGCCATCACCTCCGGGACCATCGACACGGAGCGGCTGGACGCCGA